AACAAGTCCATCATATCAATGGAAATATTCTTGATAACCACATTAAAAACCTGCAATTATTCCAATCTAACTCAGAACATATCAAAGAGCATTGCAGATTGCGTAGGGCTAAATAAACCCTACGCTTTCTACATTATTCTTATTACGAACTTCCTCCGTCGCTCCATGCCGAGCTGCCTGTATCTACTACATACCAAGTTGCTGCTCCACCAACCAAGTGAACTGAATCACCTGTTGCACCTGCTGAATCAAGAGTGTCACCTGCGTCTAAAGTTAGATACTTAATTGTATCTGCTGTTGATGCTGGGGCAATTATCATTGTATTAGCTGAACAACCGCCATCTACAAAGATATACTCTAAATCAGCAACTGCTGCTGGTAGTGTGAATGTAGTTCCTGCTTCTGTGTTCGTTGCGATATATCTCGTTGGTGAGTCTGCTGCTGTTACTGTTTCGCTAGTAGCAGAGATAACTTCGTTAGTAATTGATGATGAATCATCTATCGCTATTGAAGAAACGCTACCACTGTTAGATACTGTAACATCACCTGTGAAGTTTATATCTGTTGCTTGCCATACTGTGCCACTATCTTCCTGCACTCCTACTGCTGCATAAGCAAGAGAAGCGGTAAGCATTAAGCACATTACTACTAAACATACTTTTCTAAACATTGCTTCTCCTTTTGTTTGGGTGAGGCTTTTACACCCCACCCGTTCTCTTGCTTAGTCTGCTGCGTAGAATACTACCAAGTTGATAGTTCCACCAGTTGTAGCATCGCTTCCTGTTGTTATTGTTATCTGCCTGTCAGAACCTTCGCCAACTGTAGTGCCAGTATAAGTCTCATCTATTTTGTAATTGAGACCGTCTACTGCGTTGAGTCTAGTTATTAATGCTGCATCACCGTGGTTTGTAGCTGTGATGTAACGGTCAGCATCTTCATAATCGCCAACCGCTAGAGGTGTAGCTGAACCGCCTAAATCGTCAGTTGCTAGAATTACTTCTAACACTTGAGCACCTAAAGGTAGTTTGCCACCCATCTCTATGATAGTACCATCAGCTAATACTCCAGCCTCGTACTGCTCTTGCATTATCTTTACTCTTCCATCTTGGAGACCCTTAGCTAATCTGCTATCTAGTCCACCAGTGTCGATGAGAGTCTTATTTACACCTTTTACTGTTGCCATTTTCAGTTACTCCTTTCGTTTAGATTCAATATCACTCACTACAGGCTATCTGAATTATTCTTTCATCTTCAAGTCTGGTTGCACCTATGCTAAGTGACATAAATACCTGCCAAGCATAGTTTTTGTCAGGTCTTTCGTCTATTCTTCCTGAAGCCTCTTTCTGTATACCAAGCTGGATTGCTCCTTTATGGTATGCATAACAGAGTCTACTATCAGAAGCGTCAGTAGATAATCTCTCAGAACGGATAAACTTAAATCCAACCCAAGTATCAAGCTGACCTTCAACTAAAGCCTTAACAGTGTTGTAATCTGAAGAAGCTACCTCAGTTGTGTTTAATAGGTCTTCAATCTGTTCTGCTGAACAAACTACAAACCTATCCTCGTCTTCTACTTCTTTCTGATCAAGCTTCTTCTTAGCCTCAAGCAGTTTTGCTTTCGTAAGTCCAGCACCACCAACAGCAATCTTATAATCTGCTGAGAACGCTGAACTCGTAGAACCTGTCTTACCTGTGTAAGCTGTTCCACCTGCTGCTGTGATTATTACATCATCCATCTGGCGACCTGCTGCTGCAGAAGCTGCAAGCATATACTTTGACTTAGGGTCAATAAGCATAGCTAACTGGTCTTCTTTGTCGAACAGTGTGTTATGGATGAAGTCTTGTTTGCTTAGACGCCTTCTCTTATGGTCAGGGTCTATGATTGGTGTATCCTGATGTCTACTTACCTTTTCCTGCATTGATGTAGCACCAAGCTGGTCATAGAACTTATATTCCCCTGTGAAATCAGTATCTACTAATACAGAACCACGAAGTTTGGTCATCTTCTGTTGCACCAACATCGCCATAGTATCGTTGTACTGTTGCACAAAGGCTGTTGTTATAGCACCCATTGTGTTGCTCCTTTCAAGTTAGTTAAAGTTAATTACTGCAGATTATCCACAATGGGTCTGCCCTCGCCTTGCATTGGGCTTCTTACGAAGTTGTCCCTTCTTTTGATTTCGTTGGTAAGCTGCTAGAGGCTTTGTCTTTTGTAACAGTCTTAGCAGGTGTCTTAACAACGAACTCGTATATCTTCTCAGCCAATGGAAGTGCTTCAAGCCTACTGATGCCATTCTTTGCACAACCATTGATTGCGATTTCTATGCATTTTAGTCTTATAGTGTATATATCCATAATTAATCCGAAGGATATGCCAATTTATAAAGTGAATCTCTCTTTGAGATTGCTTCTTTATGCTCAGGATGCTGTTCATCCATAAGCGGATGTTTAGGATTCGTCTGAGCTTCATTATTTATTTTAGCAATCTCTGCCTTTGCCTGCGATGGTGACATCATTAAGTCTGCAGAACCTGCCTTGCCGATAGTATCTTCGCTTAACTTTGAACCTATTTCTGCCATCATCTTAATCACTGCTGGATTGTTACCCAGTCCTGTTTCGTTTAGAATGTTCTTTACATCTTGTCCACCGAACTTATCTACTACCTTAGAGGCTGTGCCTACCATACCATCATACTTCGCACCATATTCCTTACGGAGTTCTGTTTCAGCATTAAGTAATGAATCTTCTCTAGCCTTCTCACCTGTATTTATCTGAGAGGTTAAACTGTCAAGATGATACATCCTTAATCCAGCTGCTTGTTCATTGGTTAAACCTAACTTGAGAGCTACATCTCTATAAGCTCCTTCAAGCTCAGGTGTAATTTGTATATCTTTATGAATACCTTCAGGTGTATCAAACTTATAGCCTTCTGCATTCTCTGGTCTACCTAAAGCTACTTGATATGCATTTCTTTCTTCGGCTGTTGCGCCTTCTCCAGGGACTATAATTCCCTTAGCACCTATCTTCTTTTCAAGGCTAACATAGCTTTTAGCCATATCTTCTGAAGACTTAAACTTTGCGACAGATGGGTGATTCCTGACTTCATCACTAAAGCCATCATAGAAATGCTCACTACCAGTAGCACCACTGCTGTTGCTGTCATCAGCTTTTCCAGTATCTGCATTTCCAGTATCTGCATCGCCATTGTCTGCGTTGTCGTCACTTCCATCATCTCCTGCTCCTAACTCACCTTCTACGAACATCATCATAGGCTTAAATTGCCCGAGAAACGGATTTAAGTTACCTAACATATTTCTACTCCTTTGTTATTGGTTTTAATTGCGATTCTAAATGAAGTAAGACTTGCCTACGTCCCTCATTTACGAGTATTTCATCGTGAGAGATAAGCCCTACGGTAGTTGTATATTTAAAACACCTATAAGATAAATCATCTAATACCAGCTGTCCTGTCTCTGAACCAAATACATTCTGATATGCCTTTTGTAACTGTTCTTCTGTTATCTTCTTCTCAGCCATTATTTGTTATCCTTTGTTTTAAATCCTACTGTGAATGGATTAAGGCTAGGAACTCGCCCTCTGTAGAACTTTATATAATCTATCTTATGCTTGACTATTGTCTCTTTCTTAGCTTCTAGCTTACCTTGAGCATCTGCCATAAGAAAACAAGCTATGTCTTCAAGGTCTCTTTGCATCGCATCTGAGACATGTAGCTTTGTTGGCCAGGCTATTAAGCTGTCTTCAAGTAGCCTCTCTTCGTCTTTGTGCATAAATAAAGGACTGAATACCTTCTTTAATGCGAGTAAGTGCATATACTCTAACGATGCTACTCTCTTATTCTTTATTAGGATTAAGCTCATTCTGCCCTCATATCTTTGTCTGCCTTAGCTGCCTTCTGTGCAATATCAGCACCTTGGCCGACTTGGTCTATCATTGCTTGTTGTTGTTGAGCCTTAGCACGTGTCTCTCTAGTGAACTTAACCATCTCTTCAGTCTGTAAAATCTCAGGGTTGATACCTCTTACATCACCGATGATTCTAATTGTCTTATCTATGTCTATGTTATCAAGTGCTTCAGGTACGGCCTGTGCGATACTGCCAACATCTCCTATGAAGCGTTGTATGTTAGTTATCTCACTTGAACGCTGTGCCTTTGCGAGTTCGCCAAGGTATGTAATCTCGTAACCTTTGCCAGCTAATGATTCAGGTGGTGGTGAAATCTCGCCATTACGGTTAAGTATATTAAATGTTCTAATAAGAATAGGTTCTAATAGTTCCTGAGTGAATCTTCCTATTACAGGCCCTAGAAGAACCATATTCTCTGCGATACGCCTCTGAACCTCAGGGACAGTCATTTGTTTATTTAATTGTGAGAAAGCCTGAAACAGAGGCACAAAGAATCCCTTTTCTATATCTTCTGCTACTCTCTCTGATAATTCAAATCCTAATGGGACATTGCCTTTAGTTATTATAGGTTCAATGCCTGAGCCATCCATCTTCGGATCTCTATAGTTTACAGCTGATGGGTTCATATTAAGTGGCATCTGATAGCCTTTAGATGGCATTGAAACTGCTGGGTCTACTATCTTCTGTGCCGCTCTTATCATAGTCTTCTTAATTTGATTGAGCATCTTTGTGTCTGGTAATACATCCATTGCTGGAGAGTATCCAAACACATCTGTAGAGTCTTTCCAGAATCTACCTGCTGCGTATGGCATCTCTACAAATCCGCCTTCAGCTATCTTCTCTTGTTTAGAGATTTCACCCCATATAGATTCAAAATCCATATTGAGGTTGTCTTTCTTACCAGCTTGTCTTACATCACGTGGGCCGACATAATGAACAAAGTCTATCATCTTCTGTTGGTCTTCTTCTTTAGCCATAGCCTTTGCGACTGCTTCGCCTGCGTTATCGCCCCATAGATCGAATGCTTGTTGTGCTGTGTATTGAAACTTGCGATAGACTCTATTTACTCTGCCTTGTGTATCCTCTTCTAATGAAAGTTGCTCAATAGGGATAAGAGAGTATCTTATCTTGTCTTTAGAGTCTTCTTCGGTCATTACAACGCCTGTACCGAAACAGCCTGCATCTATATAGAACTCCTGTAGAGTAGTATCAAAGTTTGTAGCATTGAGTGCAGCGAACATCTTGTCTTCTGTGTTCTTGAACCATATCTTATTTGCGTGGTCATTCATCAGGTTTAGATCCTGTGCCTGCATACCAAACCATTTACTTGATGGATTTGTAAGGTTTGAGTGAAATCCTGCAGCCATTATCTTGAGAGCCCTTATAGCAGTGGAATCAAATATGTCTTTTAAGGCAAGTGATTGACCCTTCGTCTTCTTTTGTGTTATGAATGCTTTACGTGGAAGACAGAACTTCGCAAGGTCTTGAAAGTACGAACGCCAGCTCTGGTTGTTGCCTTCCAGCATCTGTTGTTTCTTGATAATATCTTTAATGTTCACTGCTGTCTCCTATAATGTTCGAACGAAGTGACTTTCGAGTCTCTTAAAGCCCTTCATAGCGTAGAATCTGTTAAGTCTTTCATAGTTTCCTATATCTAAATTGCTTACCATAAGTAAGGATATTTCTGTCTTCTTGAGTATGGCTTCTATCTTCTCAAGGAACTTACCTACATACTTTCTGTGTTCTTTGGCTACCCAAAAGAGATATGACTGGTATAATGAATCGTTACTAAAAAAACTTCTTGCGATTGTTCCTGCCATAACTCCTATAATCTCCCCGTCTTTAATCATAAGAAACACTGTTCCATCCATTACTAATGCAGCAATTGCTTCTTCTGCTACTGCTCTATCGTACTTAATTCCTTTTGCTTCTAATAACTTTGCTCTGAACTTTTCTTCTTTAGCGTAGGCATCACATAATTGTAACCCTTTAGCTAAATCATTCTGAGTAGCGAGTCTTACTATCATTGGCCCAACAGTGTAGCTGCTTGTGTATCTTCTTCTTGCAAATTAGCTCCTCTTGAACTTGTAAGAATTGTTTTAGTCTTTTTCTTTTTCTTCTTAGCTTTTTCGCCCTCAGCTTTTTCGCCCCCAGTCTCTTTTTTCTTTACTGGATTTTGCCTTGCCTTAAACTCATCCATAGTTTGACCAAAACCTTGACTTATTCCCATAACTACTCTCCTAAAAGTGTGCTTGCTTTAGTTTCTTCTGATGTAAGTACATCGCCTTGTGCCCCAGTTAGTAATGTTTTACCATGCAACTTCCTGCGAAGTAATGCGTTCCTTGTCTGTTCTGCTGCTAATCCTTCTGCTGCTTCTGGTGTTGGTGCTACAGGTAAAGGTGCTACTGTTGGTGTTGATGAACCTCCGCCTAAAAATCCCATTGCTATGCTCCTAGAAGGGTAAGCCCTTCGGTTCGTCTGCTGTTTCTTTACTTAGTAAATTATCTTTTGAGTATATCCTTCTTCTTAAATTTGCGTTTCTTTCCTGTTCTGTTTCCAATTCATCAGCCGCGGTAGGATCTAATTCTTCTACTGTTGTCTCAGGTACTTCATTACTTCCACCACCGCTTGTCATTG